CAGATGAACCTGTTGAGCCTGTACTTCCAATTGACCCAGTGCTTCCAACGCTTCCTATTGATCCAGTGCTTCCAGATGATCCAGATGATCCTGAAGTGCCAGAGCTTCCAGATGATCCAGATGATCCTGAAGTGCCAGAGCTTCCAGATGATCCAGATGAACCTGTTGAGCCTGTACTTCCAATTGACCCAGTGCTTCCAACGCTTCCTATTGATCCAGTGCTTCCAGATGATCCAGATGAACCTGTTGAGCCTGTACTTCCAATTGACCCAGTGCTTCCAACGCTTCCTATTGATCCAGTGCTTCCAGATGATCCAGATGATCCTGAAGTGCCAGAGCTTCCAGATGATCCAGATGATCCAGACGACCCTGAAGTGCCAGACGTACCACTCGTTCCAGACGATCCTGAAGTGCCAGATGTTCCTGTTGATCCAGTGCTTCCAACGCTTCCTATTGACCCAGTGCTTCCGACGCTTCCTATTGACCCAGTGCTTCCAACGCTTCCTATTGACCCAGTGCTTCCAACCGATCCTCTGCTTCCAATTGAGCCTACGGTCCCGATAGAAGTCAACCAAGAACCATTTACCTTAGCATAAACGATTAATGTATCTGATGCTGTGAATTGCGCTCCATCAATTACTTGAGAAAGCAAAGTTTCTTTTTCAGAATCTAGCCCATAAAACCTGTCTCCTGCATATCTTGTAATAGCCATGTTTTATTCCAGTACCTTTCTGAAACTCCCAGCTGACCCAGTAGTCCCAGTATTACCACTTATTACACTTCTTTGCTTATTCGGAGAGTTTATTGTTAAAGGATTATCAGATATATACTTATATAAAAACGAATTGTAATTTCTATTTATCTGAGCTGAAGAAAGTTGAATCTTATAAAGAGCAATCCTGTATATACGACCTTCAAAATAATTAACCGTATTATTCGATAATGGATAATTTCCAAAACAAACTTTCGAAACAGAATTATCAACAATAGAAGTTATATTTTTATTATAATTAATGCTATATTTTGGAGCGATTTTAGGAAAACCAGTTTTAGTTTGATTATTTTCATCAATGAAAGACAAAATGTTTTTGCTATTAAGCTCTGCGAGTAAAGAAAAATTACCAAAGACTGGAGATCCTGATCTATATAAATAATATCCTAAAGCATTCTCTACAATAGGCCAAGATAATCGAATTGATTTTTTTATAGGATCACTCGCTGCAGATATTATATTAGAAGCTTTCGATTCTCCGGCTCCGTCGAAAGAAGATATGCAATAAAAATTTGTAGCGTTATTCAAAAAACCGACATTCCCAGAGTTAGTTAAATTATTTACATTAGACGATATATTGGAAAAAGACAAAGAAGAAGGTGGTTCTACTACAGACGATATAATTACAGAAACCTCCTCCCCGTTTACATAAATTTTTATTTTTTCCCCTTCTTGCAGATAAGCATTAATACAAATAGATACGTTATATAAAGTATTTTTTTCTATTATAGCGGCAGTATGTCCAGATAAGATATCGCCAGCAGCAGAAGCGAAACTAAAATAAATTTGTTGATCTTCTATGTATATCAACTGCGGAGCACCTTGATTTTCCAAGAAGTAATCTAAAAACACAGCGCTAGACCTTGAGAAAAGATAAGCTCTCCTGAAGGAAGTTCTTGTCTGGGTAAACCAGAAATCATAAGTTTGTGTTATTTCACTACCTATAGAAAAAGTTTTTTGAGAATTAAATTTTAAGTTTATATCTATTAAGCCGCCATCATTTAAATTTGTTCTATTGCCAAAAATAATTAAGGCGTTAGAATCAAACATCGTATTTATTAAATTAGAATTATTGCCGCGCCCAGTTAGATCTAGAAAGGTTCCGAATGGACTTCTTGATGAAGAAGTAAATTTTGTTTTATGAATAATCCCCTTGAACATCGGTTTATTTTTTTCAAACTGCATGTTTCTATATAAAATGTAACCTCCATTTAAATTAGCGCCTGTCAATTCACCTCTTGTAGGGTCAAAATTAACAGCATACGACAATGCTGTTTCGCTGGAGACTCCTACGTTGCCAGAGCTTCCTGAGCTTCCTGAGCTTCCTGAAGAACCAATGTTGCCTACGTTTCCAGAATTATATCCTCCTAAAATATTTATTTTTCCTCCGAAAAAAGATGTCCCTTGAGTTTTCGAATTATAAAATAAAACACTCGGGGCATTGAACGGAACATTAAAAACCGCATAGCCATCAAAGCCTTTATTCCCGTAATAAGAAAAATTAATATTGTAAGCGTTCGCGTCACCTCCCGCGCCTGCGGTTGTTGATAAATAAAATTCATTATCAGCATTACTGATATTAGACTGGAGAAACACATAAGTACCGCCTTTGTATAAATTAAGAGTTCTGCCTTGGATATTAGAAACCACAAATCCCTGCGCAGATCCAGAACCAAAAAAAGGATGCTGAGCCGTTTTTGTAGCTACGCCTACCTCGAAATAGAAAGCGCTATTACCAAAATTATTAGACACAGCAGGAACAAAAACTTTTTCTGATATACTCTGCCAAGATCCCTTTGAGTTAAAATCGTAAAAGCCGCTAATTGTATTAAAACCCTGACCGGTCGGAGTTAAACTTAAAACAGTGGCTTTCCCAGTTCTCGGGTGGCCAGTCGAAACAAAAACATCTACAGAAGCGGTATATGTTTCTCCTCTTATTACGTTTATATTGAAACCATGTTTATTAGAAATAGAATCTGTTTGACCAGATACATAATTATATTTATAAATAGAATCAAAATTATTGAATGGTCCAGGAGCATTATCAAAAAAATTACCTTGCCCGTCTAAGTTGGCCGAATAATCTAATTTAAAAAACGCTCTTCCAGTGTCTACCGGTTTTATTGCAAAGCCTGTGTTTCCAGTTGGTTGAGTAAACAAATTAGTGGTTGGTTCGCCGTCGTAAGATTTGCCAAAGAAATCATACAACAAGACGCAAGAGTCTGCGGCAGAATCTAAAGAACCATAGACTTTTTTTATTTCCATATCAATAAGATCCTGTATAAATAATAGAACATATTATACATTCTATATTGTTAGGCTGCATTATTTTTGTTACAAAAGCGTCTCCAGTTACTGTTCCTAAGCCGCTAGCAGTAAAACTAAAATCATCTATAAATTGAGTAAATAAAATACCATGTTGCCCGCCAGGATTACTGTAGTTGCCACTGAATGGAAGAATATCTATTTGCTTAAAACCAATTTTATTATTAAAAGTTTTGGAACCTTCGATGACTTGATTATTTGAATCTAAGTCTACAAAATTACTTCCTGTTAAAGCGAAATTATTTTCTAAAATAACTATTCTTGAATTTAAATCTCCGCTTACATTATTAATTTTTGTATTTAATGTTCCGCTAGCTTGATTTATTGAAATATTTAGACCAGAGACCTCTCCGCTAATTGATCCGCTAACTTCTATCTTGAATCCCGAAAATGAATTTATAGTTGATTGTACATCGCCAGAAAGCGTGTATATGTCTAAATTCGTAGCAACTAAATCTCCAGAGACAGAATCTATTCTAGAATTTAAAAAAGTCCCAGTAGAAATAACAAAACCGCTTAAACTGGTTTGGGCAGATTGAATTGAAGAAGCTAAACTAGAACCTGTATTTGTTAGATTACCACTTAATACAATAAAATCATTCTCAGACAAAAGATCAGAAATATAACCAGAAGGGTTACTGCTCGGATAATAACTTTTGTCTGTTACATCTAGAATAAAACCAGATAGCTCCGGTTGATCCAGCTGCTTAATCCTAACTAAATTAGCCATCGAATCAAATTACACCGATTATCTTCCTTCTGATAATATCTTCTGAGCATCTTTAGATATTTTTTTTTGTTTTCGACTATCATTTGCTGGAGCTTGATAGGCAGAAACGTGCCTTTGGAATTCTCTTTCTAGTCTAGCCACAAGTATTTCGTAATTATCTGTTGGCAACATACCCAGTTTTATAGCGTGAGATTGAATGTCGCTTTTATTTAATGAACGAAGATAAATTTTGTACTCATCTAAATTATTGGTTCCGTATTTTTGTAAACCAGTATCGCCCCAAATTTGATCTAGAGTAGTCGGTTTTCCCAGCTCTTCTTTGGCGTCTATTTGATTTAATTGTTGTAGTTTTGATTTTTTAGCCATATAAAAATTATAAGTTAATTAAACATATATATCAAATAAAAAAAACCCGCTAGGTTTCCCCAGCGGGTTTCATTGCAACTGAATTTATTAAACAATAATACCAGATAGAGCGCGAGCATCAATACAAATGCGGCCCTCTTCTAACGAACCGTAGAATCCAGACTTGTCGCTTCTTTGCAAGAATTGATCATCTGGTTGTACGTTGAATTGGCTACCAGTTTCAGAAGTAGTAGCAACAGCGCGGATTAGAGCGCCCTTGGTGTTGTCTACTCCAACTAGAATTTGGAATGTAGAAGGATTGAATGCTTGCCCAAGAGTGACTGTCTCAGAGATGTAATTATCAAAAAGAATATTGTACTTCTTGGAAAGACCAAGCTCAATCAATTCGACAATGTTTACGCCATAGATCTCTTGCATACCAGCGTTACGATAAATCTCTTCTCTCATTCCGTCAGGAAGAGCAATAGCACTCTCAGTGCTTGTAGCTGTTCCAGCGCCAACGGTTCTTACGCCGCCAACAGTGTTAAGAGGATTGTAAGCGAAAGCGCGAATCTTTTCCTTGATTTCTGGCGAAACATAAAGATCAGTCAAGCCAGTGCTATATGGGTCAGCAGGAGTACCGCCAGCAAAAGACTCATTGATTCTCTTGACGCGAGTCATGAGCTTGTTAAGATCGTCTAGCTTGAATTCTCCAGCAGTCCCGGCAGCGATGTAGTGTTTAAGAGCAGACCCACCTGAAGGAGTAGTAGAAGCTTCTCCAAGGGCTTTAAGTATTACGGCCCAAGCGTTACGCTCTTGTTTAATCAAAACTTCTTGAGACATACGCTCAACTAACTTAGCGATAATATCCAAGCGAGCTTGACGAGCATATCTCTTATTGATCGAAACAGCACTATCTAAACGATAAGTGGCAATTTTTACCTCTTGAACAGCAGAAACATCTTGAGATGAAGGCAAGCCACCTGCAAGAGTTTGCGAATAAACGCTAACGAAGCCATTGTTAAGCTCTTGATAATAAAGATCAAGAGGATAACTCGGCGAGTCATTTTCGTCGAATGGAGCATCAGTATAAATCTGAGAGGCTGTACCAGCTTGTAAGATCACCCTTTGAATAACAGGGCCAAGGAAAGCTGCAAAAGCTTCAGAAGCCTCTGCGGCAACCAATCTGTTTTTAGAGCCAAGGGCTTTGATTAGCTCAACTTGCTCAGGTGTATTTTTTAGTTTAATTCTCATTTTAATCCTTTATATTATAGGGCCAATTTAACTAGGGTTTCGCCATTAGTATCAGCAGCTCCAAGGAACTTACCAATAGCAACGTTGCTAATTCCAGCGCTTCCTGTAGAAGCGGTGATTGTGCCTGTGATACCGGCATAAGCTGTTGAACCAGCGGCGGGAGTACCACCAACGCCTTGGACCAAGAAAATACCACGAGTAACTACAGGAACGGCTTGTCCAGGAATTACAGCCTGCATCTCAGCAGCCTTGCGAGGATAATACTTGAGAAGTTCGCCGTTCTCATCAGCGTCTCTAACGTCGAAAAGTGTCATGCCAATTGGGGTTTCGCCAGTGGTACTAGCGACAACCTTAGCACTAACTCCATAACGTTGGGAGACAACGTTGGTGGGTTGAAGCGTCCCGGCTCCTCCGATGAATTCTATTCCACCGCCAAGCTCAACGCCTGAATCGAAGTTTTTCCAACCAGTAGCAATCTTGACCAAGACTCCCTTGGTAATGTTGATTGAACCGGCGGTCAAACCAGTTGTGTCGTATGAGAACAGATTTAATACATCGTGTTCATCATAATCTCTGAAAGGTCTTAATTTGTAAGCCATATTTTATCCTTTATTATAATGTTTTTTGTTTTATCTAACTATGAATCCGTCATAGTCAAAAGCTTGTTTATATTTATTGAAGAAAGAGTCTTCTGAAGCTGAAGAAGTCATTGGAATATTAACAACTTGCTTTTCGGCTTTATCAGCTACATCTTCTACAATTTGGACTACAGAAGCTTTAGACTCTTTAGAGTCCTCCTTCTGGTCCTCTTTCTCTTTACCGGTTTTCTTTTTGCTCTTCATGAATACTGCCATCTTATTTTTATAAGCAGCGAAAGAATCTTCATCAAGACCAGCGATATCAGAAGCTAGAACTTGTCTAGTTTCGCTATCTAGTTCATATTCGCTATCAAAAGCGTTCATTCTCTCGTTGAATTTCTCATTAGCCAAAATGGCCTTTTTCTCGGACTCAACAGCTTCGAGAGAAGCTTTAAGAGCAGCAATTTCTTTTTGGAGAGAATCTTGAGCGGCTGATAAAGTATTGTATTTTTCATTAGCATCTTTTAAAGACTGCTCAACAATGGCTTTTTCGGCCGTATACTTTTCAGAAGCTAATTTAAGCTCTTGTTCAATGAGATCAGAGATTTGAGAAGCTGTTGCTTGCTTCAAACTCTCATCGGTAATATCTTTAACGCTTTGGATTTTCATAACTTTATTATCATTATCTATATTTACATTTAAATTATCAATATTAGAAATATTTTCTTCTTTAATTTGTATAGAGGCTTCTGATTTTACTGTTGCAATGCCCTTTACATCAGCCGCAGGAGCCTCAGTTAACCCTACTCCTAAAGGAACAATATTACCAATAACTTTTCTATAAACAAATTTTCTTTGATTTACTTTACCTGACCCGCCAAAGGCTTTAAGGTTATTTTTAATAGATTCGATTTCGCTTGCGTCAGAGATAGTAGATCCGTCTTCTATATTTTTAGATTCTCCATCAATCATCACGACATTGTAATCGTTAAAGCCAAGTTCCCAACTTGCACTTACTGATTGATATTTATCACTAGTGGCGTCACTAGAGTCTTCTATCTTACTAGCGAGATCAGGGTTAGAGATTTTCCAAATTACACCGCCGAGGGTTATATTAAACGGTTTTTTAAAATCTTTGATCTGATCTTCTGAGAGCGATGCGTCTGATCCGAACTCGCTAAAACCAGCAGTTAAAATTACTCCAACAATTCTTTCTCTATTGTGTTCTATATTGATTGGTTTATTAACGAAATCTTTATAAGAAGCTATAGCGGTGTCAGTATCTATGACGTCGCCATTTTTATTAACTCTGTTCACAACTGCAGCGTTAAAAGCGACAGGCAATAAATCTACGTTTTTCTCTGTGTCAATGTCAGGAATAAAATTCCCGACTTGCATTAAAGATGCCAATGCTAAATACTTGTCCTTCTCTTCTGAAACTAAAGGTCTTAGAACAGAGCTAAATGTCGAAGTATATTTAAAATTCATAATTAAATTGTGTACCATTTTACAGAATCAGTATCATCTTCTAGATAAAGCTCATCTGCATTTTCGAAATCGAAATCTCCGATAGACTCCACATCAATCATTGCTTGAGTCACATCTTGGTCCTCTGGCTCCCAAGAATCTGACACATCTATGAAATTGGCCGAGCCTCTTGCGACATCTTGATCTGCTTTTCTGTAAGAATCCTTAACTTTACCGCCGCCCATCATTCTTAAAAACATGTTTACTCTTGCCATCGCCCATTGGCCTCGTGTCATACCTGGTCTGTGACTAGTGCTAAATGCTCCGGCTCCTCTACGATAAACTTTTTTTAATTGAGACAAGTTTACTTTTCTAGAGTGCTTAGAATTGTGCTCTTTGACTTTATTTTTTAAAGCCTCTACAACTTTAGCTGAAAAGTCAATTGCTGCAGAACCTTTCCCTCCAGCAGAGCCCGGCTTGTTTTTAGAAGATCCACTTTTTCTTTCTGAAGGTGCCGCTGGGGTTTGAGCGGCCCCTTTGGGCCCAGGTCTTTTAGCCTCTATTTCTATCTCGAATCGATTTGCTCTCATTTCTTCGTGCTTTGTTTCGTTTATGGTATTTTGATTGAGAAAATCAACGCAAAACTCATTTTGATTAAAAGTTTTTTCTAAATTTTTATTTTTCATTTCAAAATCCATTTCGCAATATACTCAATATTACACTTTTTCTTTAAAAGTCTGACTTAAATTTAGTAAAGCTGCTGAAAAAATGTCAATACCGTGCTCTTCTGCTATCTCTAATAGCTTAATTATTTTCTTTGGATCATCTTGCTTTTCGCCTTCGGTATAAGATTTTATAGAATAATCCCAATTAATTTTTTCTTCATTAATTACAATATTTTTAGCTATTTGTTCTGCTATAGCTTTTTGATCTTTATTTAAAGATTTTTTCTTATGCTTGTCCCGAAGGAACTCTTCTACTTTAGCGCAAAGTATTTCGTATTCTTTAAAAGTTTGAGATATTCTTTTCATTGAATAAGAAGCTATGGCTGGAGTCTTTTTTCCTCCTCCAACAGGAGACACGCTTTTACTAGATTGAGGAGAACTTGATCCAGTGGGTCTTCCAGTATTGAAAGATGCAGCTCCGGCCCCTCCCGTCGCAACTGGAGCGTATAGTCCCTCGTCTTTGAACGCTCTGAATTTCCTTTGAGACTCTAAAGATTCTTCTGGGTCTGGCAGCCTTCCAGTCTGTATCGCTTGCAGGCCTTCCTCCGCAGTTAAAACGCCAAGCTGTACTAGCTGAGCAGAAACCCTGTTCCAGACAGAATCATCTTGAATATCTATTTCTTGAAAATGAGGAGTAGGAAAATTTTTGAAACCTAAATTTTTGCAAAGTCTTTTTACTTCTGGCATCATAAAGTCATTTAAGAAAGCCTGCCTGCCCTGCTGTAGCCTTTGAAAAAAGATGTTTGTTTTGATACTCGAGTTTGAAAACTTTTCCTCTCCAACTAAAATGTTATTTAAACCCTGCTGGATATCTGCATTTACTACTTCATATTTTTTAGGATCAAGAACGCTAGCGATATCCGGAATAATGAATTGAGCTTTAGTGGTAAAATCAGAAACTAAAACTTTTCCTACTGACTGATTCTGGAAAAGAGTTTGCATTGCTTCAATGTTTTTTTGATTGATATTTAAAGCACCGCTTTTTAATTCAGAGCCCATAGTAATCAAAAGAACAGCTTGCTGAGTTGTTCTTGTGAGGGCCATGTCCATTTTTTTCATTTCCTGCTTCCAGTTAATGTCTTCCAATACCGGGAAGCCCATAGGAACAGAGAAAGGTTCGTAATCTTGTTTTTTGTAAAAGACGGCAGATACTTGTTCTGTATTTAAAGGAATTGTAATGTAAGCTCCAGCTCCAGAAAGGCTTTTCTTTTGTAAGTTTAGTTTATTGCTTTCGCTTAAGCTTTTCAAGACTTCCCTATCTTCATCAGTGGTTGGATTGCGTAGCCTTTGCAACTCATAATCTGTAAGAATTTTATAATAATTACCACCAACAAATGAAATATTCCCCCCGTATTGGATATCGGCTGGGTTTAAAATCATGTATTTAGATGGCAATTCTAATTTACTGGCAGTAGATACAGAGCCTGACCCAAACACTTGAGTTATTTTAGATATGTCTTCAGCGTCTACTTTATAGTCAAATCTGTAAATGAAAACATTACCAGATCGATAATATTCTCTGAAGAATTTGTCTACAAAATTATCAATGTTAATTTTTTTAAATAAAGCTTCTAGAAAATCTCTAGCCTTTTTATTGCCTCCAGTAAAATAAATCTTACTAGAAGAAAATTCTGTCATAAGATCGACAACGTTTCTAAAAGAAGAAAAATTATAATAAGCCTTTTGGCACAGAATTACAGCATCTCTAATGTTAAGGCTGCTTTTATTTTGTATATTATTAGAATACTTAAACGGTACTAGCCCATAATCGATATTATAAAACCTATCTGTTCTCTCAATGTCGCCAGAAATATTTCTGCGAACCTTGAGGGGAGCGTTGTCGGCAGAAGCTGCATAAGCAGTCATCATTGGTTTGATTTCTTGAATCTTTGGCTTTCTCATGTTATAAAATCATTAAATGTTTTCCACTCCTAAAAATTGTACCATCGGGTAGTCCTCCTGTTTGTGTTTGAGTTGGTAAATTTGGCAATAAAACGTATCCAGACAATCCGCTTATAACAATAGACTTTTTGCTTGAATGTCCTAAAATTAAAGTATAGTCATCAAACAACTCTATCATTGGCAAGCCATTAGAGTCAGTCACAGCGTACAGCGAAGCATTCGCTCCAGTTTCAAAATAACTTACAAAAGTTCCAGCATCTCCGACTATAGAAACAACTCCAGAAGAAGCGACAAGAGAAATACTAGTTGGGTTATTAGACCCACTAATATTGATTGTTTGCACATTTATTGGAGATATAAAAGTTTTTACACCGCTAAAATTGAAATTATTTCCACTAGCTATATTATTGACATTTGCGGCACTAGATCCAGTCGCGATTTGATTGTTAAGTGATCCAGAAACTGTATCTGCATAAGATTTTAAAAACCCACTTGCTACATCAACCTTGGCGCTGACGGTTCCACTGCCAGAAAGAATACTGCTATTTAAGGCTCCGCTTAACGAAACAGTATAACCGCTAAGAGAGTTTATTTCTGCTAATAAAGAATTTCCAGTATCAGAAAGACGAGTAGAAAGAGCTCCACTTATATTATTGGAAAAACCGTTTGCAGCATTTCCAGAATTTTGTATTTTTGTGTCTAAATTTCCAGAAACACTATTCACAATAGAATTTAACGTGCCTGTCGCAGAGTCTAGAGTCGCTTGATTAACATATCCAACTGGATTAGAAGACAAGGGATAGTAATTACTATCTCCTACCTCTACGATAAATCCAGAGAACTCTGGCTGATCTACCTGTTTTCTTCTAATCAAATTAGCCATGTCATTATAAAGTTACACTAAAACATTACTGGAGTAAATGTAAATGTATTATTTTCTACAGTTTGTTTCATTATTTCATTATAGTTTTTAACTGCCCAATTGGCCAACATAAACGCAGAATAATTGTCTTTTCTTGCTCTTGTCGTCGAAGATCCTCTTTTCAAATGCTGCGGTAGATCAAAATTCTGCATTCCTCTAGAGGTGGTTGTGTATTCTACTAAAGCACATTGTTTTTTAGTTTGATAGATATAATCATCTTGATTTTCTATAAAATCCAAAGTAGTCCAATCAGCTTTATTTCCTATAAGTATTAAATCTTTAGGGAGAGTAATCCCGATCGTATTGTCAAAAAATTTGTCATTAGAGCAAACTCTAGAAGCAAAGAGCACTTTCTTGTAGTCTATACAAGCTTGTAAATATTCATTGCCTTTTCTTATAAAGTTAGATGTAAATACTTGATTAAAAGCTATTCTATGATCAGATAAATTATATTGAGATTTAGCGTTTCTTAATTCCATTTCATAATCTTGGCCTTCTGCTTCCGAATTGAAATTAAGAGTTTTTATATTTATTTTTGCAGCTTTGAATACCTCTGATTGATTACATGTATCAATAAATATATCTGCGCCAGCATTGTCGCATACTATCATAACGACATTAAAATAAGTCATGATATAAGAAAAATATTTGACATGATTATTTAAATTACCAAGACCAGCGTAAGTATGCACAAGGATTCCAACTCCTGTATCTTCATCTAGCTCCATTACTGCTATAGCAAAATAATCAGCATTTGGGCTATCACTCATATTAGGATCTATGCCAACAATATACTTCTTGCCAGCAGTTCCTTTTATTAAAGTGTGAGGGTATTCGTCTTTAAGAGTACACAACTCCATTTTTTTTGCACTAAAATAACTGTCCGAGCCGTCGGTGAATTGAGCGCAATACTCCCTGAGAAAAGAAGAGTGAGACGACCCCCCGCCCTGAGCTTCTTCGATAATTGTTTTGTCTATCATTTCTTCCGGTAGAGCCTCATATCCTAGTTGAGAAACAAAATAGCTAGACTCTTCTTTTTCTGGAGAAGTGATTTTTGTTATCCACTCTTGATATGTTTTGTAAAGATTTTCAAAAGTATAACTAGCGGAAGATAAAGCTATCATCTTTGAGTTGTTTACAAAAACCATTCTATCTTCTTCTTTTATTTTGCCTTCTTTAATCAGTAAGTCTTCCATTTCGCGCACGTCAATGCGTCTTTTCATGTCTTGAGGCGCGACAAGGAATGGCATCAATACATTTTTAATAATTTCTTCTGGGAGAAGCAAAAACTCGTCAAGCACAAGAACGTTGGCGCGAAAACCGCGAATCTTTTCGCCGCTTAGAGGAATAGCCCTGATCGACCCACCGTTAATATCCCATTCGTACAAATCATTTCTTTTGCTTTTGGTCCCGAAAGCCTGCATCAGTAATTCTGCGCCTTTAGTCTCGGACATCTTTTCTATATTGTTAAAAATAGCCCTTGCGGTACGAAAAGTAGGTCCAGCTATTAAAATTTTTGTGTTAGGCTCAAACACGCACTGCAACACGCAATAAACACTTGCTATAAAAGACTTTGAGCAACCACGCCCCCAGACGCACATGTTAAAATTTCTATTAAACATTCCTTTCAAAGTAATTTCTTGATAAGGCGCCAGTTTAATGCCTGTTAGCAAATAAGTAGTAAAATATAAATTTTGACGTAGAAATTTGCAAAGAGTTATCTTGGCTTCCTTATCTTCTAACTCTCCTTGAAGCTGCTTAAAAATCTCATTGTAGTTTTCTGTTTTCTTTTTGTATTTTGTCGTTTCGTACCACATATTATAACAGGTTTAAATCATACATTAATTGCAAGTCATATTTTTTATAGTCCCCGCTGCTAAAAAATATTTTTTTCATTACTCTCACGCATTCTTCTCTGCCATCAACAAACAAAAACTGTATGTTGCTGTATTTTTGAATTAATTCTCTGACATTGAAGAAAACAAACTCTGGAGTAACTTTAATTTTCTTGGAAACGTAATTGAGATACTGAAAGCTTAAACACTCTTGGAGTGGGCGTTCTATCAACACAATTAGATTAGCTTCTGCTACTATTGATCTTTCTATTTCGCGACAAAATCTTTCGTATCCTCCGCTCATTGTACCAATAAAATCAGAGATAGATTTTCTTTCGATATAACATTTGTTTTCTGGATCATTAATAGCGTAATCGCCAAACTTTAAACCCTTTACCTTTACAGGATAATCAATAACAAGAGGCATCTGCTCTCTAGTATCAATATAAATACTAAAACCTTCTTTTATTTTATATTTCAGCTCTTGTTTTGGGTATTCGTATTTGTTTATAAAACCAATTTCACTACAAAGGCTATAATAATCAGAGAAAAGATTGTGATAATAAGAAATAGGAGGGCTAGTAATAGAGCGAAGCTCTACTTCAGTAGGCGCATAAATTAAGTCGTGTTTTTCTTTTCTTTGAAAAAGAAATTTTTTTAAATATTCTTTTTGAACGGCTAAATCTTGTAGCTTTAGCCATTTTTTCATAGAAACTTTATTATTGAAATCATTAGAGAAATAATAATCTTTATTTTTAAAGTTTATTAATTCTCCAGTGTGTAAATCATACCTTGGTTCATAAGTCTGGTAATACTCTATCATTCTTAATTGATGAGATTTAAGATGCCCATGGAAAGACTTCTCTGTTTCAAATTCTAAATTACAAATTTTACATTTAACCATCTAGGGCCTCTTCTTCTGTTAAACCAAAGATTCTAGCTTTCACATCGTCTATAGACGATAAATGATCAATTTCAGCTTTTAAGACTTCTCGTCTCATATCTGCCATTTTTATCATTTCTCTTCTTGAGTCTTCATCTTTCCACATTTGGACAAGGTTAAGAATAGATGCGTTTTCTTTGACAAGATTAGAAAGCCTTTCGCTGCGCTTTACTTTTAGGTCATTAAGGAGTTTTTGCTGGCGAGTTACGCATTGATTATATTCTGTGCGGGCAGAAGTGACCGCTTCAATTAGCGGCATTGGAATCCTGTTGCCAGCAGATACCTCATTGTCGATTTGCTCTTGAAGAGTTTGGATTGTTCGCTGGATATTAGCAGAAATTACAACTTCTGTGGCCAATATTATATATTGGTCTACTTCTTCTTGCGTTAAATCTCCTTTATCATATGCGTATCTAATAAAACTACTTTCGAATAATTCTCTATCTTCATTTGTAAGATAAGTACCAATTTGATGACTAAATCTAAATGTATGAAGATAAGATATTAGAGAAGTAAGATCTTTTTTTTGTTTTACTGTAAGTTTATCTTTATCTAAGCCATTGAGAACATATTTATTTACTCGCACCAAAGCTCTTTCAAGATTTTTGGGTGGTTTATACTCGCCTTGGTCGTCTTCTCTGTCAGAAGTATTTGATTGTATATTTTTGGGAAGAGTTTCTAAATACTCTTGAACGCTTCTTGCCTCTATGGAAAGATTAGTCAAACCATAATTATTAAAAAGCTCTCTAGCTAGATCCACCGCCGTCATCATAGCGGCGTTATTAACAATGTAATCTTTCTGATCTTGAGTAAAATCTATTCTGTCTTTTGGAGTGTATTCGCTTTTAGTTTTTATTTTTATTTCTCTTGAAGCTACAAAATTTTTTACAGCTTTACCATACTTACTTCGCCCATCGATATCCGGAATATCTGGGAAAATAATTTGAGTTAACTCTTGCAAGCTAGGCGGGTTATCTTTTCGGCTGTTCCAAGTACTAATTATTAAATCTTTTTGTTCTTGAGACAGATTTATTTCGTTCATAGGTCTATTTCTCCATTAGATAAGCATTCTTTAGCTTTTTTAATTATATTCTTTTGAATATTTCTAAGCTGTTTATTGTAAGTCGTCTTGGCTTTTTTGTCGTATTTAAAATTTAAATTTTTGCAAATGTATTCTTCTGTTTTATTCTGGATGTATAATAAATAGTACACTTTCCACTCTATTGGCTTAAGAATTTTTTTCATTTTCTCGTGAAGACTGGCTGAAGCTTTTGCGATGTCGTAGGACTCTGTTGATAGATTATTTATTTCATGAGAATGATCTTCTAAAGACAAAGTCATTTTTAAATCGTAAGCATTCTTTTTAGTTTTTATCCAATTATTGTATAGTGGGCAAGATCTTTCTTGCTTACCGTAAATTTTGCATTCATTTTCACCTATAGAAGCGGCGCATTTTAAACAAGGGCGAGTATAATTCCCGTAGTTATTTCTAATTAAATTTTTTATTTGGTTAGAAATGATTCTGTTTATCCAAGGTAGCAAAGGTTTTTTTTCATCATAAAGATTCCATTTTTTATATATATGAGAAATTATGATTTGCGAAACATCTTCAAAACCCATCCAGTTAATAGCAGTGAGTGTCCATTTGTTTTTTCTCTTCGCTATTTCCGAATTGATTAAATTAATATAACTTTCAAATTTTAATTTATTCTTCTTCATTCATTGATTGTCGAGCTGGATAATGACCCGCTTCTCGTTTGAAATCCTCCATAGCCTGTTCTTTATTTACCCTTTGGTTACTGAAGGTTGTTGTCTCTGTGCTTTGACCATTGTGAGTTCCCAGCAAATTACTAAGTTTTATCCGTTTGCTAGAGCTCACGTTTATCTCAAAATCTAATTTATCAAGATGCGGGACTTTTTCTGCTGCAATTTCTTCTTCTGATTCGCTATGTGTAATTTTAATAACAGGCTTAGCTGTTTTTGGAATGAAAGAAGAAGCAATAGCAAAACTAGAACCGCAGCCAGAACAAAACTTTGGTTTATCAAAGGAATATTCGGTTGCATTACCACATTTTTGGCAGTAGATTTTCATAATAATAATTATACACACAATATGCCTAAAAAAACTACTAAAAGTTTTAAATTTAAAACAGATAAAGGAGTAGAATATTCTGTTAATAAAATCGGAATACCCTCTAAAAACAAAGCTGAAGGTCTTTGCGACTGCCCCGACAACAAAAGTCCTCAAATATTTATAGAAGCCTCTCTCTTGCCTCGGAGAGAGATGTCTGTTGCTATTGAAGAGTTCGCTCATGCTTTTTTTTGGGATAAATCAGAAAAGAATGTCCGCAAGTTCGCGGCAACTTTAGCAAAGTATTTATACGCGACCGGTTGGAGAAAAAGTCTTTAGTTTCTTTACTATGAATTTTACTAAGTCGCTTCTTTTAATGTCATCTTCAGTAAAGTGGAAAGAATAAATTCCCTTTTCTTTGCTCTCTTCATCGCCAAAGATATTTTGCAGTTTTTCAAAACCCCCTAACTTTCCATTTCCCAAATCAGATTGATCAGGATCTGCAAGAACAAAGCATTTACTGAACTCACCAACTCTTGTCATAAGAGTAACAATTTCTTTTTGAGTACAATTTTGGGCTTCATCAAGAATAATAGCCTTGCAGTTCCAGCTCATGCCCCGAACGAATGACAGTGGATGATTCTGGAGGCGGCCTTGATTATTTAATGCTTCAATGTATTGTTTAGATAATAGCTCTTCTAGTTTATCTGCAAATGGCAAGTTGTAATACTTTAGCTTTTCATCTGCGTCTCCGGGTAGATAACCAATTTTGCTATCGCTGCTTTCTACTGGAGAGCGAATATACATAATATCGCTAACTTTCTTTTCTTTTATCAATTGAAGAGCGCAATAAATACTTAATAAAGTTTTAGATGAACCAGCGGGGCCACTAATAAACATCATTTTTACATCTTTATTTAGGGCAATATCAATAAAGGTTTTTTGTTTGTCTGTCCAATTTAGTTCTCGAATTTTGATCTCTTCCTTGAACTTGTCTCTTTGGAGTATTTTTGGGGACTTGTCTTGTTTTGACATTAAAGCTATTATATAAGAAAAATAAAAAACCCCTAAGTTTTTATACCTAGGGGTTTATTTAAGTTATTTATATTAGATTAGAAGGTCCAGCGCAAGCCGCCCGCGCCAACTACTTCGCCATCTAATTCCTTGCGGGCAAAGTTAAAATTAGCAACATCAAAGTTATTCTTGATGTAAGTAACTTCAGCAAAGGCTGTTAAATGCTCAAAGAATGTGCGACTCACACCAATCTTTGCAATAGCATTGGCAGAATCGCTGAGCTTAATATACTCCACAGCAGGAGTCACAGTAAACCAATCAAATACACTGGTTGGGCGCTCAATGCCGACGCCATATCCATATTGCTCTAGATTAATGTCATATACTGCCTTGGCATAAGGAGTAAAGAACTTATTCTGTAGAGCAACCTTAATATTTGCTTCTGTAGAGTTCGGGATATTTGGATCCCCAGCTTGGTGACGAATTACTGCGCCATCTGTTCGCAAAGTTACGCCCTCAAAGAGTTCGAAACCTTTTCCTATATTGAAAGCCCAGTGGCTTTCATCGAGATTCTCGCTAACTGGGAGAATTGTTCCAGACACACCTACATCAACCCCATAGTATGTTGAACCTAGACCAACTCCTGCGAAAGGAGTCGCCTTGGTTCGAGACAAGCCGTTCACAAGGTATGTTGAAGTATACCCGGCTTCAAAAGAAGCGCGAACCGGGGCATTGGCTTCGGCAAAGGCCGTTGTAGTTAGTGTTGCAATTAATAGTGCTAGTTTTAAGAATTTATTCATAGCATAATATTGTTACACATATTTACAATTTTGTCAAGTTATTTTTTTTTTGGCATTCTAGTTTTCCTTTAGTTGCTTTAAAGATGATATATGAAAAGACCTCTAATAGAAAATAGCTCTGGTGAAATTTTTATTTTTGTTTTTTTTATTATATAAGATAAATACAATAGAAAAGAAAAAAGGGAGCGGCCTATGGCCTCTTATAGCATTAAATTTAATTTATTTCTTAATAGGCCTATAAGAAAGAAATGCCTCTGGGATTTTTTTATTTTGATTTATTAGAAGAATAAAATTAAAGAGGGGAGAATGAGAAAAAGGCCCCCCCGCGCGCCCCCAAACGGCCCGGATTGTAGCATTCCAAAAAGGGGCTGTCAAGCAAAAAAAAAAAAAAAGTTCGGGG